TAACGCTCAAAGTAAGTTTGAGGCACAAGGTGATTTTATACAATTTGGTACTATTATAGGTACTAATATTGGTTTTGGTAATGATACTGAAACTGAAATAATCTCATTTAGTGCAAGTGGTTCAAGTGGAGCATTAACAATAGAACCTACTGAAATAACAATGGGGGAACAATTAGTTCTTTCTAACTACGCTTCTTTAGATTTTGCAGATGATGCAGCAGCCGCTACAGGTGGAGTTCCATTAGGAGGTGTCTACCATAACAACTCAGATTTAAAAATAAGAGTAACATAAAAAGGAAATAAAATTATGATAGAAGAAATTAAAACTGAATTAGGAATAAGTGAATTACCTGAAGGAGTTGATTTAGTAAGATTAGAAGAACTCTGGTCCAACGAAGAAACAAAACAATATGCTATAAGACATGTAGCTCACTTTTTATAATATACCAATCGGTATAAAAAAATAAGTATAAACCAATATAACTTTGTTATATTATTAAATTAAAAACCAAAAAGATTATGAACTCAAAAACAGTATTAAGCAAAATCAAAACAATGCTATCTTTAGAAAAAGAAGTAAAGTTTGCCTTTGCAAAATTAGCTGATGGAACTATACTTGAATCTCCAACATTTGATGTAGGTGAAACAGTAGAAGTAGTATCAGAAGATGGAACTAAAACTCCTGCACCAGATGGTGAGCATGAATTGGAGTTAAGAGATACGGAAGGAAATGAAACTCGTATCAAGATTTTTACAGAGGGAGGTGTTATCACCGAACGTGAGAATGTAGAATTAGAAGAAGAAACTATTGAAGCAGAACCATTACCTGGTGACCCAACTGAAATGGCTGAAGAAGTAACTGAAGAAACAGAAGATGAAGTTACTATCAATCTTGAAGAAGTTGTTGAAACTATCGAAAAGATGTCTTACAGAATTGATGAGTTAGAAAAGAAACTCGCAATGGCTGAAGAAATCAAAGAAGATATCATTGAGGATATGGAAGAAGATAAAATGTTAGATGGTGCACCAATTGAAGCTTCTAACTTTAGAAGAAAAGAAATCAAAGTAAAATCAGCAGGGTATCACAACTCTGTTTTATCAAAATTATACAATAACTAACAAAGAAATTAAAATGAAAAAAAGAGAATTATTTTCAGCAGGAAATCCAAGCATAACTACAACTTATGCGGGTGAAGCGGCAGCAGATTATATTGCAGCTGCTTTGTTAAGTGCAAAAACACTTGACCAAGGTTTGATTACCATCAAACCAAATGTAAAATTTAAAGAAGTTATCCAGAAATTGGATGTAGCTGGTATCGTTCAAGATGCTTCTTGTGATTTTGTAACTTCAGGATCAGTTGCAATAACTGAAAGAATACTTGAACCAAAAGAATTACAAGTAAACCTTTCTTTATGTAAGCAAGAATTTGTTGATTCATGGGAAGCTTTATCTTTAGGATATTCTGCTTTTGATGAAATCCCAAGAAACTTTACAGATTATTTAGTATCTTATGTAGGTGGTAAAGTTGCAGAAGCAACTGAAACTTCAATCTGGCAAGGTACTGCAGTAAACGGACAGTTTTTAGGATTTAACTCATTATTTAATACTTCAATCGCTGCAGCAGGTGCTGATTCAGTATTAGCAACTGGAACAAGTGGTTCAGTAGATTCTACTAACGTATTGACTAAACTAAATGATGTATATGGAACTATTCCTGATACAGTATTTGGAAAAGAAGATTTAGTAATCTATGCAGCAACTAACGTTGTTAAAGCATACCAAACAGCTTTAAGTGGTGTTGTTAATGTTGGTTCATTCAACAACCAATTAAACGTTGGTGAGAAGCCTTCTAACTTCCAAGGTATTGAAATTGTTCATGTACCAGGAATGCTAGCATCTACTATTGCTGCAGCACAGAAATCTAACCTTTTCTTTGGAACTGGCTTATTATCAGACAGAAATGAAGTTCGTGTTTTAGACATGGCTAATCTTGATGGTTCTCAAAACTTTAGAGTTATAATGAGATACACCGCAGGAACTCAATTCGGTATTGGACAAGACATCGTTTACTACGCAGGATAACAACACAATAAGGGTGGTGATTAAACCACCCTTTTTTATAACTAATTAAACACAGGACAAAAATTATGGCATGTTTACTCACTAACGGAAGAGAAGAACAATGTAAAGAGTCAGTTGGAGGTTTACAAGCAGTATACTTTATCAACTATACTTCTGGTTCATTCTCTAAAGATGGAAACGGAGAGATAAATAACTTATCTGGCTCTACCGTTTACAAGTATGAATTAAAGGGAACAAGTGCATATACTGAAACTGTGAACTCATCTCGTGAAAACGGAACAACTTTCTTCTCTCAAGAAACAACTTTGAACTTGAAGAAACTAACTAATGAGATGACAACTCAATTAAAACTATTGGCTTATGGTAGGCCTCAAATTATATTATGGACAAGAAACGGAGATGCTTTATTAGCAGGTGAAACGAATGGATGTGATTTAACTGCAGGAACTATTCAGACTGGAGCAGCATTAGGAGACCTTTATGGTTATTCTATTACAATGACAGGTGAAGAAAAACTACCAGCAGCATTCTTGAGTGGTTCTACTACAACAGACCCATTTGCAGGATTGATTGGAGCACCAACAATAGTATCAGTATAACGAATATATACCTTTCATTATATATTATTTTCTAGATTGTTTAAAACCCTTACCTTTATTGGTAGGGGTTTTTTCATTATATAGTTCTTACCGATTGTTATATTATAGATAAACCAAGATAATATATAGATAATGCTTAGTTATTACATCTCCCAATCAAATGAATTCACCATTAGAACCGAAAACACGAGTTCTACTGAACTTTCATTACATTTAGATAACCTATACACCAACGTAACGAGTTCGTATAACCTGAGCGGTTCTTATACCTTTACTGGTTATGAGAACTTATTAGTATTCTCTCAATCATTGGAAGGTATTGCTGAAATAGGTGATGAGTATTTAGCAACTATAATAGATAGTGGTTCAGAGATATGGAATGGAAGTATCCAAGTGTATAAACAACAAGTGATAGTTAAAGAAGATTACTTGACACAGAACGATGGGTATGTATCAGCAGAAACAGATAACGAGTATATAGTAATTGATTAAAGAATATGAAAAAAGAACAAAACTTTTCGGTATTAAACTTCTCAAGACAGTCAGTGCCAATAGTAATGGAGGATACCAAAACAAGATATAATTGGGTTCCGGTAGGAATATATGACCAAGATGATTTCTTTGAGATGTTGACTGATGCATATAATACCTCAACCACTAATGCAGCTTGTATAGAAGGTGTATCAGATTTGATATATGGTAAAGGGTTAACAACAACTGATGTCCTTTTCAAAGAAGAATTATCAAGGTTGATTCCAGCAGAAGATTTAAGGAGAGTATCCTTTGATGTGAAACTATATGGTAATGCTGCATTCCAAGTAGTATGGAATAAAGAACATACCAAAGTTAAGAAACTATACCACGTTCCAGTCCAAACTTTAAGAGCAAAGAAATTAGAAATATCATCTAAAATAGAAACTTACTTTTATTGTACTGATTGGAGTGATACTAGAAAACATAAAACAAAGATAGAAACACCAGCCTTTGGAACATCAAAAGAAGAAAGAGAAATACTTTATATTAAAGAGTATGAACCAAATAGGTATTACTACTCTTTACCAGATTGGATTTCTGCATTACAATATTCTATTTCAGAAGCAGAGTTAAGTAATCTCCACGTCAATAACATTGAGAATGGATTTCTTCCAACTGCAATGGTAAACTTTAACAACGGAGTTCCTGCACCTGAAGAAAGACAGACAATAGAAAGTTTATTAGAAGCCAAGTTTACTGGAACTTCTAACGCTGGTAGGTTTATGGTATCATTTAACGATGATGCAATCAACAAACCAACCATAGATGTAATACCAACAGAGAACCTGCATGAGAAATACCAGTATGTTGCTGAGTATGCACAAGATAGAATACTTGTTGCACATCGTATAGTATCTCCTTTATTGTTTGGTATAAGAACTGCAAACAATGGTTTTAGTTCTCAATCAGATGAAATGAAAACTGCATTTAGTATTATGCAAACAATGACAATTTTTCCATTCCAAAACCTTTTGTTAAACGCAATAGATAAAGTGTTTATAGAAGGTGGTATTGGTAAGAAAGATTTATACTTTGAACAATTGACACCTTTAGTAATCTTATCAGAAACTGCAGAAGAAACAGATTCTACCATAGAAGAGGTGCAAGATGATGTTGATACAAGTATGGAGAATACTGAAACAACACAAATGGAAGATGAACCAAAGTATGTAAGACCGAGTGATTATGGTTTTAGTAAGAATTACGATACAGAAATAGTTAAATAAAATTAAGATATGGCATTTGGATTACTAATAACACGAAACGATATAATACGCAATACTCCATTAGGTGGAGCAATTGATGCTGATGCACTACTTCCCTTTGTTCGTACTGCACAAGAAAAGTATATATTAAACCTTTTAGGAACTGTCTTGTATAATAAATTACAAGATGATATAGAAGCACAAATACCTTTTACTGGTATATACGAACAATTGGTAAAAGAATATGTTAAACCAACTTTGATATGGTATGGGTGTGTAGAGTATATACCATTCTCAGCCGTTCAATTCAAATCAAACGGAGCAGTTAAACAACAAAGTGAAACTGGCATATCACCAAGTAAAACAGAAGTTGATTATTTATTAAACAAAGCCCTAAACAATGCTGATTATTATGCAACAAGATTGCAAGATTTCTTAATTGCATATTCAAACCAAATACCTCAGTATTTAGCATCAGTAGGAAATTCAACACAGATATACCCAGACCAAGCGAACCAGTACTTTGGCGGAATAGAATTATAAGATATGGCGAATTTAGTATACAATAGTGGAGAGAACTTATCACTTTATTATAATGTTTTAGATTACTTTAAAACAATTATGAAGAACCACCCGCAGATAGCACACGTATCGCAAGGTGATGTTTTTGGTATTGATGATAAAGAGTTCCCAATGTATCCAATTGGGAACGTATTGATTAGTGGAGCAACCTTCGGTGATAAATCAACCGAGTATGGTATTCAGTTGATTATTGCTGATAAGTTAAAAACATTAGAGAACGAAAGTGATGGTAGAACCAATGAACAAGTAGTTCCCTTTTATGGTGTTGATGATGTAGTAGATATACACGCCAATACAATGGGTATTCTAAACGATTTAACGAGCTTTACACAGAAATCGGTAGAAGGTATAGAGATTAACGGAGATGTTGTCTGTGAACCCTTTGCTGAGAGATTTAACAATGGGTTAGCAGGTTGGAGTGGAGTATTTACTATTACAGTCCATAATGATAAGAACAGATGCCTTTTTGATTTATACCCAAGTGAGTAATGAAAACCCTTAAAGATGTAGCAAAGGTTTATTTAGGAGAGGTGTTAAGAACCATCAATCCTGGTGTGCCTTATAACTCATATAAGACAGGTTCATCTCGTGCATATGATACTGGTAATTTATTCAATCGTATTGCAGGTTCCAATCAAATAAATAACATAGGTAAGTTAGGTAAAGATAAGAAATCTTTTACTCTTAACATAGATATAGCACCCAATGGTGCAGTATATGGCCAGTATGTTCATAATGGAACTTATAAAATGAGAAAGAGACCCTTTGCACAGATAGCTGCTGAATCTCCTGCTGTTAAACAAGCCATAGATGATTATATGAATGGAGTTGTAGAAGCAGAGGTTCAAATTGAGTTTGATATGTTAGATAAAAGATTTTCTCAAGCTGGTTTTACTGTAAGTTAGTTCCATAACATTTATTCTATTGTTGGTTATAATAGAAAAGAAATACAGATATGGCTTTTAATATAACTCAACAACCAACAGGTTCATCACCCGTTCTAACTCAATCACCCGTACCCTTTACATTGTTTGAGGATGGAGCTGTTATTACATCTCAATCATTTCAGTATATATTAGACTTAAAGTTTTGGAGAGGTGCTTGGGATACAAATGAGCCAACTGCATCTCAATATACATTAGAAAAGTTCCCTAACGAAAGTGATAGAGGTATTTTTGATGTTGGAAGAATTCTTAATTCAGAATTCCAACAACCCGTTCAAGAATTGGCATCAAATGTATTAAACTTTAAGGCTGATGCGTATTGGAGATGGTTTAGTGGTTCAGTAGCACAGACAGGTTCACATATTACAACTGATACTTTTTATTCATTAGATGGGTATAACTTATTTGGTGAAACTATAAATCAAAATGAGTCTTTTTATTCTAAACCTTGGTCAATTATGACTGATGGTCCAACAACACAATCTTTTAGTGATGATGATTTATCTTATGGTAATTTATCCGTATATACAAATACAACTGATGTCATAAACGATTATAGTGTAAATAGAATTTTATATACTTCCAATTTAGGTTCAGCAACCTTAAACTTAACCGCATATACATCTTCATATAACCAAATACAAAATATACCAATCGGTATATTAGAAACTGCGTTTCCTCTTTCAACAAGTGGATTAGAATACTTTACAGTTCAAGCTGCGAGTGGTAGTGTAGGAGTTGGAACACCTATTAGATTTGAGTATAAGTGTAAAACTAAATACGATAATATAAGAATTAAGTGGAAGAATAGATATGGGCAGTTTGATTACTTTAACTTTGATTTAGTATCTCGTAAAGATTTCTCAACTGAAACTAAACAATACCAACCACAATTAGGTAGTTGGGGTGGAACTTCATTATCTTATCAATCATACGATACTGCAATACAGAATTATGCAACTGATGTTAAACAAACTATTACAGTAAATTCAGATTATATAAGTGAAACTTATAATGATATATTTAAACAACTATTAGTTAGTGATGAGATATACATTATGGAGTATTATACAAATGCATTTGGAACACGAACATTAGTAACAACACCAATTACAATACAGACATCATCAGTTCAGTTTAAGACACAGAAAGTAGAAAAGCTGATACAATACCAATTCCAATTCCAATACGGACAAGGATATAAATTACAATTTTAAGATATGAGTTTAAGAACTGCTAAGGCATTTACATTTAGATTAGTTTGTAATGGAGTTCAGTTGGATACATTCCAAGATGAAGAAATTACAGTTAGTGATAATGTCACAGGCTTATTTGATGTTGGTGAATTGCCAAGTGATTTTACAAGACAGATTATGTTGCCAGGTACAAAGAAGAACAATGCATTCTTTGAACACGTATATGACATCTCTGTCACCAATCCTTATCTGTGGAAAACAAATGTAAAGGTAGAAGCATACTTTGATTTTGATGGTATATTAGTATCACAAGGGTATTTGCAGTTAAACTCTGTCAATATGTTGAACAACAATAGAGTAGATAGTTACGAAGTAACTGTCTTTGGTTTATTATCTTCATTTGCAAGAGATATAAATAAAACGTTTTTAACCGATTTAACGAGTCTTAGCATCTATAACCATACAAGTAGTATCTACAACATAGAACAATCGTGGAGTGGTTCCAATGGTGGTTTATTTGATGGAGATATAGTTTATCCTTTGGTAGATTATGGACAAGCAATTGCATATCAATCAGGAGTAATAGGAACTGGCTTTGGTATAGATACAGATAATGGTGCATTATCTGTTCAAGATTTCAAACCAGCAATTAGAGTAAAGAAAGTATTTGATGCAATCTTTGAACAATTTGGATATAACTACGAAGGTGAGTTTTTATCATCATCATTCTTTGATAATGAATATATGGTATGTGATAATGGATTTAAAACTCCATTTTATCCTGGCTTTGGTGTTAATGGTTTAGATACATTTAACCAAGTTCAGTTAGCACCCATTAGTGGTTCTTCAACTGTTATTATGGCACCTTCCACTTGGATTACTTTACCTTATCAAAGTATAGAGTTTGACCCATATAATATAATGAGTAGTGGTTCATTAGGGCCGTTGTATTCATTACAAAGACAATCTCCGTTAGAATGCACCTTGAAGTTAAACTTTCAAGTAACTGGTTC